ACTTCACATTGTAAAGTTTTAAGTCGATAACCCACAAGATCTAGATACTCAGATCTCCAATTAGAATCATCATATTTATTGATCATACTACCAACTCAATAAATTCACCAAGAACCTTTTTATTTAGTTTCTTGATTTGAAGAGATTTGACAAATGCTTTTTTAATTTGAGCTTTTGTTGCATCCAATTCTACATCAAACTCTGCATCTTGTGCAAGTGTTGTTGAAGATAAAGCAAAATATGCATCATATCCAGACCCATGAATAATAAAACTCCTATTCTTTTTCCACGTAAGAGAATGATCTTCCTTATATAATCTCATAAAACTATTAGCATCTCTAGGAGAAAGAACTCTAATACCAATAAAGTTTGTAGAAGGAAATCTATCTTTTAAATTGTTAAGAAGAACATCTGTAAAGTCATGATATCTATAACCCATTTTATAAGTTCTCCCTAACTTACGATCACGTAAAAAACACTTATTAGGATTAATATTACGACATCCCAAATAAGGTTCAGATTCCCAACTACGCTGCACTGTCTTATGATAAGGAAGAGGATTTGCCTCACCATCAGTTAATACAATACATTGCACCTTCTCCAGTTTATTTTCTTTTTGAAACTTAGGAAGAATCTGATGTAAAGAAATCAATGCTTCATTAAGAGGAGTTCCTGAAAGAATTAGCCTGTCAGGATAATTATAACCAGTTACTTCTTTAAAAGCAGTTACAATACGCCAAATGTTTATCATCTGATACTCTAAGGTTTTACCATTTACTTTACTGGTAAAAAGATTCATTAAATTAAACTCATCCTCAATATGAAATACTCCCTCCTTCCTTTCATAATGATGTTTTAACTGATATTGATCTTGGCGTCTATATTCATTAGTAAAAGCATATACCTCAAAAGGAATCTGAACCTTTCTACAAAACCAAAGCAAATTATAAAGTTGCTTAATAGTATCCTGTAACACAAATTGCATAGAACCAGACCAATCAAGAATAAAAACTAATCCATGGTTTTTCCCATCAGGAACAATAGTAACCTTCTTAAAAAGATCTTCATTGAATCTATATGATGAAAGCTTCTTTGTATCGAGAACCCCAGTGCGATTTGTAGCAGAACGAATATAAGCACTAGCTGATTTCCTACATTCAAATTCTTTAACAAGATAACTTACCTCCTTTTGAGCATCCTTTTTAAATTTATAAAATTCAGTATCCACTCTCACAAACTCATCTGATACAGTATAAATTATTTTTTTATTTACAGGATCCAATTTGCTCTTAATTTGTCCTTGATCATGCCATGAATGACCAATATTTAAATGAATATCTTGATTACTAACAATTATAGTATCCAGATTAACTTTTTGAACTTCAATATATTCATTTTCAACTCCCCCACTATTAACCAACTCCTGAAGTTTACTATCTAATGATTCTGCAGTCTGAACTTCTGGTTCTTCTACATGTTCTTGTTCTTTCCCCACCTCTTCCTTTCCATCATCAAAAAACTCATCAGAAAAACTTTCACCTTCTCCACTATCAGGTTCCATTATTTTAGATTCTGTCTCTTCCTGTTCTTTCTTCTGCTGTTCTAAACAATATTGATATAAAACAAATGCTGCTTTCTTACTATCATCAAAGGTTTCACACCTACCTATCATATCGACAATCTCTTTTTCAGCAGGGAGAAAAGCCAAATCAAGGAAGTGACCCACCTTGAAATATAGATTAGCCCTATCAGCAAGATTAAAACTAGTAATATCTTCACCATCTAATTCAAAGAAATCTTGTTCATAAAGTTCACTATATCCCTTATAGAAAGATTTAGCAAGACCCATATACTTACGCTTCATTAACTTCTCAATTCGCGCATCCTCTACCACATTTATAAACTGATGAGGAACATCTTCTGGAGGATCCTCATCAGGTGTAAAGAGAGCATGACCCACCTCATGGCCTACCAACATGTCATATACATCATTACTTGCCTTTTCCCATAGAGGAAGCACAAGAACCCGTGTATGAACATTAAACTGAGCACACTCCACTTGCTTATGCTCTACTACCAAATCTTCAGTAGCTAATAGTTTTGCAAGTTGGGATTTGATTTCCTGTTGAACTGCCATTGGATTCACCTCACCACTTAACGAATCTGGATCTGTCGCTCAAATTTGGAATGTCATCACAGTCCACTCCATATATTCCCTTAAAAGCTTCATAAACTACAAGTTTAATCTTCATACGTTGTGCTGGAGTATCTTCACCACGTCCTAAAGCACGAATCATGTCTTCAATAATTCCTCTTGAATGTGCAGCAATACAAATATCTCTAGTCCAATTTCTTTCTTCTCCTTCATCCGTCAAATAGGTCTTATGCTTGTTGGCACTGATGGGATCCATACTGCTTTGGTGTGGTATGCATACATTATACAAAAAAAATCCCCACCCTAGGGCGAGGATTGTGACAGATATTTAACTGGTGGAGCTACACGAAGACCTCTTTACAGATTCTTCGACAAACGGTAGCATTATCATCGCACTCTGTAAGGCACTGAAAATAATCATTTACTGCCGATTCGTGATCCACTTCCTCCATGTCTGCTATACTACTTTTCCAACCGGCTAATTGATTATAGGATACTAGATTGTGCATGATGATAACCTCCATTTTTTATTTGAATAACATAACGAATTGATTTGGTTACATTTAACCTCCGCTTTTCATTCATTCTATCACTATTTAGTTAGGAAATCAACATAAAGGGGTTCGGTTTTACAAAAATATATGCCTACTGGTTTATACCTAGTTCATCCTCAATATAGGCCTCTATCAATTTCTTTGCCTGTTCATACACTGGTATCATATTCATTCTATGATAAACAAAATGTGCTACTTCTTGAATTTGGTTCTTATCCAACTCTGGATGTAACTCTGAAACCACTCCTTCTAACTTCAAGGATACTGTAGCATCTGTAATTAACTGTGCCATTTAGATTTTATTTATGCAATTAAAAAAGCACCCTTGAGTTTCCTCTTGAGTGCTTGTCGTCTAGCCTTTGCTTGACGCAATGCTTGGGGTTTAAGTTTTCGTTTTGGCTCCTTCTTGCTATGATGGAGCCAATTCGGGATAGAGTGTTTCAATGTCCCTCCTATACAGGTTCCTAACATTATCTATGAGTTTAGCACTCCTCTTAACCTTTCTAGACTCATTGGTGGGCAGTTTATCAACCTGCACATCAGATTTAATCATAATATCCATGTCTACTATATGACTGACCCACTTAGCAAAATCATCACCAAACCCATTTTCAAACTTCCATATATGAGTCTTATCAGAAATAAAGTCTAATTGTGAACGAAACCAATTTACTGATTGCGATAAAGGATAATTTTGAATCATACTATAAAAATACATTTCATCTTCCAACATCTCATCAATATCATCCCCATACAATTTTCTCAAAAAAATAGAACAAGAAATAAATCTATCAATTGGATTCCTAACAATAGTAATATGAGGAATTCCTTCTACATCCAAATATTTTTCATAATATTCTCTATGAAAATGAGCCAGTTCAACTCCATCAATACTTTTATATTGCCTATCAATATTAACCTTATCATCCCATACAAAATTATTAACCTTTAAAAGATTTTGTTCAAAAAATCTTCCTGCTGTTCTGGGGATATGAATAAAAAAGAATCTCTTACCAGTAGGTTCATGTTTAAAGGTAGACATTAAACTACCATCCTACTAAACCCCTTTATCTTTTCAAACTTAATACAATTCGCAAACTTATCTTCCATCCCCACTTTATGAGATATGACAAATATATTTGCATCCTTAATTACAAAACGAATAATCTTAAGAAACTCATCTGTTCCAAATCCATCTAAAGAACTATCAAACACTTCATCCATAATTAATAGATTAGTATTTACAGAGTTCTTAAACTTAGCCACCTCTCTCCAAGTGAAAAGGAGTGCTAGGTCTATTCTCATCTTCTCTCCCTCGCTGAAAGAAGCATAAGAAAAATCTTCATGTATTGGGGACTGGACGGTTTCGTTAAACTCCTCATCAAGAGTAAAATTTATGTAGAAGTCCATCATCTGTAGATAACGGTTTACTTGCTGATTTATCAGCGGTAGATACTTCTTGATGATTTTAGATTTAACTCCACCATCTTTAAGCAAACCATATGCAAAAGCATAATAGTTAATAGTGTCCTTTCTAGATGCTAAATCGTTGTATGTAGTTTTTAAGTTGTCTTTGAAATTGGCTAACTTGTCATGCTCAGTATTTCTGTTTGCAAGTTGATCGGTAAGTCTCTGAATTTCCGATTCCAGATCTCTGACCTGTCGTTGACACCCAGTGATCTTAGTATTGTTTTTAGAAATGCCATGCGTTAGTTTAGTAATCTCCTTAGATAAAGTTGTAAAATGATGCTCTCTCTCTTCTTCGTTTTTAATTGCCTCCTCTAGTTCTTTAAAACCAGATTGCAACTCCTTTGCTTTAGTTTGAGCATCTTCAATCTTATTTATTCTGAACTCCTCCTCGATTGGTTGAGTACATGTAGGACACGTTACATTATCAGTAAAGAACTTATGCTCTTTAGTAATCGTTGATACCTTATTAGAAATCTTCCCTTTTAATCCAGCTAACTTACGAAGTTTTTCTGTAGCACCAACACTCTGCTCTCGCATCTGTGTATATCCTACTACTTCACCTTCATAAAATTCATTATCCTGTATTAACTTTGCTACAGATAAATCTAGTTCATCAATCTTATCATTCTTTTCTTCTATAGTTTCTTTTCCTCTAGACTCTATCTCATCAATAAACTCCTCTTGCATCTTAACCTTATCATTAAGAGACTCTTTCTTAAGTTCTAAAGTTTTTATCTCTTCTTTATTTCCACGAATCCTTTCTTTAATAACATTATTCATTGAAGAAAAGATTTTAATATCTAACAAATCCTCAATAACTTCTCTACGATTATTATTAGTCAATTGCATAAAAGGAACAAAATTACTACTACCAAGAATAACAATTTGAGTAAATGACTTATAATTCATCTTCAAAACATTTTGTTCTAGCCATTTCTGCTGATCAACGGCCGAAGAAAATTGATCTAAAACTTTACCATCTCTATAAATTTCAAAAACATTAGGCTTTATCCCTCTCACCACTTTCCATTCCTTATCACCAATAGAAAATTCTACTTCTACCTTAGCATCCTTTTCATTAATGGAATTAACTAACTGAGGCTTATTAATCTTACGAAAAGGCTTTCCAAATAAACTAAATGTAAGCGCATCTAATACAGTACTTTTCCCTGCACCATTTGTTCCAACAATTAAAGTTGTTGCATGGTCTTCAAAACTAATTTCACTAAATTGATTACCGGTACTTAAAAAGTTTCGATATTTAATTTTTTTAAATAAGATCATTGTCAGAATTAGGAGGAATTACAATATCATTAGGAGTTATAACAACATATTTGTAATCATGATGCTCACAAGTTTTTATCATGATTTCATCTTCCACTTCAATTACATGCATTTCCGGACTTCCACTTTCTTCTAACATCATAGTAAATCTCATTGCATCATCTTCTTCTTCAAATAAGTAAAGAATTTGTTCTCCTTCATCATCTGTTACAGAATATGCTCCCTCCTTTTCTTTCCCATGAATTGTTAGGATATACATCTTAAATCAATTCACAAGCCTCTTGATAGACTTCACGTATCATTTTTTGTACAATTGATTTATCCAACTTTACATCTGCCTCCTCAATATACCTATTAAGAATAGACATTGTATCTTCAGATTCAAATTCTTCATCATCATCAATATTATCCAATTCATTAAATCCAAAATTCTCAACAATCTTAAGATCATTAATTCCAGATGCATAAAGTTTATCAATAAACTTTTCAAATAGAACTTGATCTGTCTTTTCTTTTACTATAAGTTTTACAATTTTATCTTTATACTCTCTAGTATCAAATGTTTGGTGTGGAGTATTATCATAAAAAATTTTATAAAAAATACCATAAGGATTATTAACACATGTAAGTTCTAATGTTTCTGTATCAAATAAATGAAATCCTCTTTCACTTCCAGCATCATTCCAAAACATCTCATAAGGATTTCCCAAATAATATATTCCTTCTTGATGAGACCTCACATGATAATGACCAGAGAAAACTCTTTTAAACCTTTGGAATGCACCAACAGCAGTCCCATGCTCCATTATATGTCCTTGAGTAGCTTGAAACCCATTAAGTTCAAGATGACCCATAACAACTTCACATTTAGTCTTCTTCAAATGTTTAAATGTTCTTTCTTCATTCTCTGAATTAATCCAAGGAACAAAAAGAACATCTAAATTATCTATTTTTACTTCTGTCGTTTCAGAATAAGTCTTTACATTATCATACTCCCGAAGTAAAAGATCAACTGCATTTACTTGGTTGGTATTCTTATAATAAGCAGTATGATTTCCTACAATAGTATGAATAGTATAATCTTTTAATCTATCATAGTAATTATTCTTAGCCCATGATAACGCAGAGAAATCAATACCTTTACGACTATCAAAAGTATCACCCATATCCACAATGGTTGTAATACCTTCCTTCTCAATAGTTGGAAAAAATATATTATTATAAAACTTCAAAAAATAATCATGAAAGAGTTTTGAATTCTTTCTAGCTCCAAAATGCTGGTCAGTAATAATAGCAATCTTCATTCAATTACGCAACTTGCTATGAACTGCATCTTTAATTTGATTATACTCGGAATAATTAGATCCGTCAATGGTATTATTATCATCAAACACCTCACTATATCCAGATCTTTCGATAATCTTATTCTTAATTTCTAGCTGACGCTTTTCTCTTTGAATCCTACGAAGAAAAGCATAATGAATAATCTGTGTAAAGTAAGCAAAAGGATTTTGGGATTTCTCTGGATTAAAGTTATGAATGTATTGAACACAATTCTCAATACCATCAGAAATCATATCTTCCTTAAACATATAGTTAACGAAGTTAGGTTTAAAAGAAAGATGATTAGCAATCTTTAAAAAACAATCACCAATGTATCGAGGGATGACTGGCTTCGGTAAATCTCTAAGTGCTGCTATTTCTTTATCTTCGCGATATTTAATTAAAGCAGCCAGAAACTCTTTATTATTAACATAATGTTCAGATCTTTTTCTCTTTGCCATAGTTCCGGGCCTTATTACCATGAGTCTTTATCACTAATATGTAGATATTATAACATTTATACAAACCCTTGACAAGTTCTCAAATCATGAGTAAAATCTTAGTGTAGCGTTTGATAGAAATAGCTTAGCTATTATTACTAGATTTAAAGATTTTTTCTAGAATCTTTTTAGTTTCATTTACACTACCAAGATATCCCATTCTTCTATTTAAGTGAGATTTATTATCATCACTCTTATTAGATTGATTAATAAAATCCTGATGCATCATTATCATTTCTACATCTTTAGATTCTGACAACGTAAGAATATCACTCATATTAATAATAAACATATCTTCTGTAGTTGTTTTTAACCAAGGTTCTACTTTATATCCTACTACTCCACTTCTTCCTTTAATTGCATTAACTATAATAGGATGTGTAATAATTAACATCGTTCTATTATCTTCTTCAGAAGCGGCTACCCTAGCAAATATTTCTTCTCCGGATTTAAATTTTATTGTTCCGTAAAAATCATCCTCAATCATCTTTCTCCTTCTTTAACTGTATTGTAACTATTTCATAATTGAAATTTTCTTCATTGTAAATCTTAATTCGTTCTATAAAGTGATTTAATGTATAATTTCTTTTAGACTTTTTACTGCAATCATCAGCTATGTCATACAAAATGGATTTGATTTTGTTTGTTCCCTTTCTGAGAACACGCCCAATTGATTGGAGGGTTCGTATGCGGGATTTGGATGGGGAAGCAAACACAACATTGCAAAGACTGCGAATATTAATGCCCGTTGAGAAAGTACCGTAAGATGCGACAATAATGGCGTTGGTTTCATTCTCTGTAATCTCTCTAACTAATTCTCTTTCTTCAGCATCCACACCACCATGAATAAAAAAGGATTTTCTGTCACTTCGCTTATTTGTATTTATCAAATCATATAATACTTGGCCATGGGTTTCCACCCTACTATACAATATAAGTGTATTACCTTTTAAGTCTAATGCCAAGTTTTTTATAAAATTATTTCTTTGTTCATGTTCAATTAAATATTTTATTTCATCTTGATAGGTTTCAAATTTTTGTGGGGGATGTTTAAGGACTAAACATTGAATATCTAGTTGGGAAAGATGGCCTTGCCTCATTAACTCATCAGTTTTAGTTACTTTATATGATGGTCCAAACAATCCCTCTAACACCCATTTATGAGTCTGTGTGCCATCTAATGTTCCTGTAAACCCATAACGATACTTTGCATGATGTAATTTTGTCATTATAGATATAAGAGACTTACTTTTAAATAAGTGAGCTTCATCTCCTATAATTACATTATAACTTTCAAAAAATGGCCGAGGTAATTTATAAACAGATTGCCAGGTAGTAATAGTAATTGGATATTCATTTGTTTTTTCTTTCCCCGCATATATACGGTGACAATATGACTCAGCATCCCAACCATAATCCTGAAAATCTTTATACATCTGCTCTACAAGAGATGTCGTGGGCACGACTAAAAGAATTTTTTGTTGTTTCGCTACATAATATCTTACAAGAGCGTAAATCATCAACGATTTGCCTGAGGCAGTGGGTGATATCAATAATTTTCTATTATGTTTTAATGCATCGTATACTCCCTCAATTTGGTATTTCCTTGGAGGATGAGAGCAAATAGATTTCATATAATCTTTTACACCCTCATATGATATCCCTTCATTTACTTCAAAGGGAGTTCCATAATATTGGTTATTTACAAATTCGTATGTGTAGTCGTGTCTGTTACAGAAGGCAATAATTTTATCAAGTAATCCGACGTAGATTTGTCCGTTTGATGTTGAGAATAAACGGATCTTTCCATCCCAATACTTGTTACGGTATTGAGGCATAAACTTTGCACCTTCCACGTCGAAAGTGAAGTGATCTGATAACTCCATAAAGACGTGAGGTTCGGCCTGTACTTGGAGAAAAACCTCATTCTTTTTTCCTATAATAACATCTGTCCTCAAACGAATCCATTACATCTAGGTATATTTATTTACCCTAGTCCAGAGTTAAATCTCATAAACTCAATTGCATTCTTAATCTGATATGTTCTGTTCTGAATTACTTTAAGAATACTTTCAAGATAAACTAACATTGTGTCATAGTAATCTATCTTAAGAGAGGTATTAGAAAGTTTCTCATCAGCATCCAAGTATTTTTGCATAGTATCTTTATCCCTTATCTTCTTTCCA